AGAAATTGTTGAAGCTGTTCCTCCTAAAGCAACAGATGTACTTCCTATTGTTACAGTGCTGTTAGCTAACTGAGCATTAGGAATAGAACTGGTACCGAATGCACCTGTAGATGAATTATATGTGAGTCCTGAACCTCCTGCAACGCTTAAAGAAGTTAATAAAGCTACAGTACCACCTGCATTAGGGAAGTTAATTGCTCTATCTGCGGTTGCATTTACAACATTGATTGTGGTCTCATATGCATCAGCACCTGAACCTTCAAAAACAATTCCAGAAGTTCCTATAGCTATTGCATTAGCAACACCATCAGCTCCTGCATATAATGTCGTAGCTGTAAGAGACGTTAAACCTGCAATTGTCGAAGCTGTAGAACCTAATGTTATAGATGTACTACCTATTGTTAAAGAGTTAACTGTAGGAGTAATTGTAGAAGCCGTCGTTAAAAGAGTTCCTGTCTCATTTGGTAATGTGAGAGTACGATCAGCTGTTGCATCTGCGGCTGTAAGAGTTGTTTCATTGCCATCAGCTGTTGATCCCTCAAAAACTATATTTCCACTAGCTATTGATATTGAATTTGCAGCATCAGCTACACCAGAGATTAAAGTTGTTGAAGCTAAAGATGTGAGACCTGCAATTGTCGATGCCGTTGCACCTAAAGCAATTGCTGTACCTCCAACAGTTACTGAACTATTAGCTAACTGACCATTAGGTATAGAACTTGTTCCTATCTCACCAGTAGAAGCGTTGTAAGTTAAACCTGATCCACTAGCAACACTAACCAGACCTCTAACATCTGAGTTAGCAGGTCCTGTATATGTAATAACTCCTGTTGATGAGTTATAAGCAAGACTTCCTAACCCACCAGCATCAGTGACAGAGACAGCGCCTCGACCACGAGCATTGGTAAAATACAGGTTCGTATTTTCTGTTAAGTCTGCTGTTGTATTTCCTGCCAGATCTAATTTATCCGACGAGGTATTTATCTCACTAAAGAGACCATTAATAATAGTAAGCGATTTACGTGTTGCCATTTACTTAAGCAAGTTGAATAGGAGGTTCAGGTCTAATAATTAATTGGTTAGCAGCTGCTACTTCACCAACTCTTACAACAAATCGACCAGCTGTTGTAGGTGCTGTTGCTGTAATATTTCCAGTACCTGTATCAGATAAATACATTAATACTCCAGGACTTAAACCAGATACTCCTAATATTCCTGCTATCTGCACATCACATGGGTTATTTGCAAACTTAGTTTCTTTTGCAAAACCAACTACGGTTGCCTCATCTGCAGTGGCGTTTCCTATCGCTCTCATTACCTTTCCTGTTCCTGAATCAAGATAAAGAGCATCTCCTTGAGTAATGTTTTCGCCAGTTGTTAAAGAAACTTCTAGACGACCTGTTACCCTTGTCGGAAATCCTTCTTTTAAATCTATTAATGCGTCTACTAATCCTCTAAAATTAGGTGCATAAGGTTCTCGTGCCATCGTTACACTTTCTGCGAGCATGATGTCAACGAGAATTTCAATCGCACCTTCTAGATTGGGTTCATATGAAGATGGCATATATCTCTCATTGATTATCTTGTATTCTAAATTGTAAACTCCTTTAGAATAGAGAAAAAGGTAGGGAAAATGGAAGTAGAACTAATCGCTGCTATTATTTCTGGAAGTATTGGCGTTTTTGCTGGTCTAACACGAGCTTTAGGAAATTTTAATAAAAAATTAGACAGAAGATTTTATAACGTAGAAAGTAATCTTGATAAACTAAAGAATGAAGTATTGCATGATTACGTTTTGAAAGAAGATTTTTTACGAGAAATGCAAGCTGTCCATACAAAATTGGATAGAATACTTGATCACCTATTAGCTAAAAGTTAAGGTCCAATATTTACCCAAGCACTAGCAGTTAAATCGTAAATAACTAACTTACTAGTAGTTTTATTGTAATGAAGTTGTCCATCAACTGGATTTGCTGGTACACCTGCTGAAATCGAAGCTACTGCTTTTATCATTTGCCAATTAGCACCATCATAAACTTTTAAAATATGTGTACTATTGGTGTCTAACCAAGATTCACCTTTACTATTTCCAGTAAAACCTGCAGCCACGGCATTAGGCGTAGTGGTACCTACAGATATAGGCCCGACTTTTACTAAGCCTGTAGCAGGAGAACCTGTATTATCAGCGAAAAAGAGTCCGGGCTGACCTGCATTGTTATTAATAGCCAACTCAGCAGCGCCAAGACGGGTAGGAAAGGGACGGTCATGTAAGACACTGGAACGCCTAGATAAAATTTGTACAGCCATACTTAGATATTAATATAAAGATCAGCATCTACAACAGTATCTTGATCTGTTAAAGGTGAATATGTTGAAGAATCAATAATACTCACAGTAGCTGCGTCTTCAGTTATTTGTCCACTTACATATTCCCCTCCATCAATTAATCCTGATTCAAACTCAGTTATATATTCATCTAAAGGCTTGTTAATAATACCAAGTTTTATGTCTTGTAATAAATTAGGTACTTTATTAAATAGTTTATTAACCAAGGTAATCATTCTATTTGTTAAATTAGCTGCTTTACCTGATCTATTTAATCTGCCATCAGCATCTCTTTTAACACTATCGGTAAGTGTCATTCCAAGGAAAGATGGATCAAAATCTGCAATTGATTGAGGTAACCCACGATTACCGATAATTTCTTTTTGACCACTCCAACTTGTATTTTGTTTAACAAGTAATAAAGTTTCAACTGCAGCTTGTAATTTTTCTTTTTCTTTCTCAAATTTACGCTCAAAACGTTCTAAGCCTTCACCAATTGGTTTGTCATTCGGTTCATTTAACCAAGCACCTACATAGTCATGTTTTTTTAAGTTACTAATTGTGCAATAACCGCTTGTTAAATTACTAAAAGGATAAATAACAACAAAACTATCTGCAGTAGGTACAGACGTAATTGTATATTCACCAGATACAGCATTTCCACTAGTAAAAGTTATATCAATTTTAGTATTTACTTCTAAATTATGTCCAACAGCATCAATAGTAATATTTGGACCATTTTGAAGATAAGCTCCCGTTAAATTAATAGGATCATTCCCTTCATCATGTTTCAAAGCAAACATGGCGGCATAAATATGCTTGCACCACCGTAATTGGTAATACATTAAATTAGCTGTATCGTTACCACTCGTATCCTCATAATCAGGTAGTTGATAAAAATTATTAATAGTAACAAAACCTAAATCTCTAAATGTACCTGGAATATCTCTTTCATCACTGTAGGTACCATCTTTTTGTAAAACTTGTCCTGGTTTAGTTGAACGCACAGATGTAGTTGGAAAACGTTCTTTTGTTAATTCACTATATAAATCGTAACTATCCCGACGTGAGAAATCTTGACAAGAACATTGCCAACGTAATTCTGTTGTTAAATATCTACCAACATAAAAACCACGATGTGCAGGTACAACCGTTTTTGTAACAGTATCAACTGTGGTGGCACCATAACTATCTTTTCTTTGGAAAACTATTTCATTATTTGAAGCGTCAATAGCTGTTACGGTATATCCAACATAATCATCATAACGACGACCACGTAACAACCTACTTAAAGTTAAATTTCCATTAGTATTTCCACTGCCGATAGTAGTTACTGTGAATTTAGTTGTATTTATAACAGTAATTGTATATCTTCCAGATAGAGCAACACCAGTAGTTACGTCAAGGTATACTTTGTTTCCTGTAGATAAACCATGAGCAGAACTACATGTAACTGTAACAGTGGAACCAACTCTGGCATAGGTTGAACTAATACCAGGATCTTTTTCAACAATCCTATCTGCTAAACGTTCCCCTGAAAAGAGAGTAACGTCTGTAGGGATATAGCGAATGCGAACTCTAATAGCAGTCCAACGCGAATCCCCAAAAGTAGTCGATAAATAATAATTAAGATTCCCGCTGACATTTGCTGCTGCTGAAGCTGTGACTGTAAATGTATTTTGTGTTGTACTGACAATAGGTAAAGTTGCATCAATTCCTCCTCCAGATTGAATATCTAAATAGACATTTTCTCCTGGAAATAGACCATGATCTTGCTTTGAAATTACTAACGTAGTACCTGCTTGATTATAAGTTCCACTAACCACATTTCCTAAGTATCTAACGGCCAAGATCGGTAATCCGTGCTCATAAAAACTAAAAGCATCAGTATCTCTCATACCTACTATTTGTTCTCCTAATTCTTGATTAACAGAAGGAAAAGTATATATTCGAGCAGGAATAAACACACCTGGGTATTGTTGAAAAGTAAAATAAACTCGATAATCTCCTCTCTTACTTCTTTCAGAGGCAGTTGAACCTAAAAAACTTTGAGTTGCTGTATATAATTCATAACCTCTTCTCCAACGAGACCATAAAGAATCTGTATTATAAAAGTTAATTTCACTATTTTTATAATTTTTTGTCTTCCTACCTACACCAAAAGGTTGGCTATCTTTTTCCCACTTTGCAGGTTTATTAAACTGATCTGCATCTTCAAGCTGCCTTGAAAATTTAGTATTAAAACCTATTCTTGATGGATTACTAAAATCCTTTACGCCAAATGGCATTGTTCTTAATAGTAACCACCTTGGACATTACAATAGAAACCAGTCGTTAATGCAGTAGATCCAGTAGAAGCTACATATAAAGCTTGGCCTCTCTTCAACATAATTCCACGTTGTTTTGGAGCTACTTCATTATTTGCAGAAGTAAAGTTAGAACCAGCTTGAACAACAGGATGGTTAATTAAAGGTAAATCTTCATGTAAAGTTGTACTGTAATTCTGTTTACCAGCAACAGAATCAATACTTGAAGTAAATAAAGGGAAGAATTGGTTAGTGTTAGTTACAGTTCCAGTACTTACTAAATAAAAACAAAATAGAGTTGGTTGAAAAACAGTAACAGCACCTGTAATAGGACCACCTTGAGATGGTATTGTTACTTGGAAAGTATTAGCAACAGGTCCTACTTTCGTAACAGTAGCAACTAGATCAGCTGGTACTGTACCTGAACTCCAAGTTGTAAAATCTAATTTAACTTCTTGACCAACTTTTAGATGATGTCCTGTAAGAGTAACTGTACAAGTAGTGGAATTTGCAGAATAAGTTCCTACAGTACCTGCATTTGGTGCTAAAAATTCTGTTTCATGTTTCCCATACTGGAACCAAATTTCATCAATATATGCACCGCTAATAGACGTATCCGTTAAAGCAGAGTCTGCATCAAAAACTTTTGTTGCGTTACCTACCGCTGTTGGAATAAAACTTGTTCCAAAACTTTGACCAGCCGCAACGGTTACTAAAGTAGATGTTGTCGCTGGACGATCTACCATTAATGGCTGTTTATTTGAACTACTGCTTGACACGTTTATTTACTAGTAGATTTAAAACCTATTATAACGGAAGAGTTTTTTATATTCTAAGAATAGTTAGCTACATGGGGCCAATCATCAGGAAAAGTTTCCCAATTAGGCATTCCTTCAAATGTCTCCCAAACTTTTAAATCTTGAGGCTTTACAGCTTTATCTGAATAACCTACACCTTGAGGAGCAGCCATATAACCTTCAATAATTGCACCAACTGCTGGGCTTCCTGCCATTCTTTTAAGTGCCATCTTATGCTGTTAAATCTATACCTAATTTAGAACCAGCATATCTACGTGGTTCTCTAGAATAAGCAAATTTCTCAGCTGTTGAACCTGGCGTTGGATCTGGATCTCCACCTTCTGGTTCATAAGGTTCTCTTACTCTCCAACGATGAGGTCTAATTCCTTCTCTATAACCTAACCTAGTAGTAGGACGTATAGACATTTTAAGAAGCAGCTAAACTAAAGACTACAGTTGCAGCAGTGCCTCCAGCTTCTGAAATAAATCTTGGTCTTATCCACCTAACAGGAGTATTGGCAACGTTATAAACGTAAGTACCATTAGCAGTTAATGTTTTTTCAGTAATAATTTCTGCATAATTTGTCCCATCAATACTTCCCTCTAAACTAACTTTTACATTAGTGTTTATGGTGGCAACAGTAGTTATAAGAGTATAGTCTTTTGTGCTGAAAGTATTGTTTACAGCTACTTGTAAAGCGGTACCAACACCAATAGCTGATAAAGCACTATCAGTTTGAAAAATAGTATCTTGAAAATAATGTATAGCCATGAATTTTTAGTTGACCTATTACTAAGAATAACAGGGGGAAACGCTATCGATAGTTTGTTTCTAAGACAAGTCTGGTACCTACAGCTACGTCAGCTGGTCCAGGTAATGCCTGAATAAATTCTGCACCTTCTCTATTAAACCTGTATCTAGCTTGCTCTGGATTTCTATAGTTTGGAACATATAAGTGAAGAGCTAATCTATCTGTTTCATACAAATAAATTTGAGTCCAAGTTTTTAATGTCTCTTTAAAGTCAGATGTTGAAATTGTACGATCAACGTCTCCAGCAATACTTTCAATACGACTCTTAGGAGCTGAATCATTGTTCACACTTCCTGTCATATCAGTTCGTTTTTCAGCTTCGTCACAACGACTAATCTGTTCAACAATTTTGTCATACCAATAAGAATCTTGAATATTATCCAATGCTTCTTCAAGACGTCCTTGGTCACCAGCAGGTACCGAAGTTAAGTTATAGCCTAAGTGCCACCTAACCTTAGACTTTAAAAAAGTATCAAGCTTCATTAACTAATAACAAATAATCCTTTTCCTAGTTTACTTTATATAGGTTCTCCCCATCGTCCCCTCTCCAACTATTAGAACGAACGTTTTTAGTCCACACGCACGAGGTTTTCTGTGAAAATTGTATCCCAATCTACTCGTTTGATTGAACGTAGTTGCTCTAGCTTTTGAAAACGCTCTCCAGAACATGTCGTTTGTAAATCTTTTATATCTCTAGCTGTCTTTAAACCTACCCCAGGCAACGCATCTGCTATCTGGCGAGCACTAGCTGTATTGATATTTACACGAACATCTATTGGAAAACTTTCACGCGCTGTTGGCTTATCTGGACTTGCTCCTTCAGCTTTTAATTCTGCTGTAAGTCTCTCTTCTGTCCTAATCTTCTCGTTAGTAGCATCTAATTGGGGAAGTAAATCTGTTTCATCCGCATAGATGACTTCATCTTGTGCATCAACACACATCATAATTCCTTCGCCATGTTGGGAGATAACCTCAACTAATCCTCCCGTAGGCTTGTACTGATACAACATAACTTGATTGTTAACCTCTGATTAGCATACCAGTCTCCACCTTTGATTTCAACTGTAGGCATGGTTTAGTGCTTTTAAAATAGTTAAATATATTTTTGTTGTAAACGTGAATACTGACGAGTTTTTAGATAATTATCAACAAAGCCTTTCTTATAATGCTGCTATTCATGGTGGTAAAGAAGCTGAAAGACAATTTGTTAGGCATTTTAGTAACGATCAATTAGTAGAAAATTTAAAAGATGAAGAAGATGATTTAGGTGGGGCTCTTTCAGGCTTAACAAAGGAAGAATATATTCCTATAAGAAATAAAGTATTTGATACAGCTTTTGGTAAAGGTTTTGCTGAACAATATGATCGTCATCCTTATGTAGGTTCAGGTTCCTATGGGACAGTCTTTGAAAAACCTGGTGACCCCTCAAGAGTTTTAAAAGTACAAAGAATAGATAATGACGAAGAAAGAGCAAGAATTAGACAAGAAGTAGATACACAATTAGATGCTGCTGAATTAGGTATAGCTCCTCAAATTCATACTGAAGAAACGGCTCCAAGTTCTTATAGGCATAATAATTCAAATACAAATTCTGAATTACATATAACTGAAATGGATAAAGTAAAAATTTTAGATAATGAACCTCTTATGAATAGAGAGTCAAGACATGAAGCATTGGCATTTGCTAAAGCAAGATTACAGTTAGCTAGTAAAGGTATCCTCCATGATGATGTTATAGCCTTTGGACATAGAAGAGATGATCATTTATCTTATGATCCAATCACACAACAAATGAAAATAATTGATTATGGAAAAGTAGAAAGACATGATCATGCTCAAGATTTACATGACCATAGTAAGAATCCTACAGAAACTTCAAATGTTTATGGAAAACCAAGATATGAAAATAATCCTACTGATAGAGCAAAACACTTTTTAGATCATAAAGTTGATGCTATCTACGATGGTATGCAAGCAGTAGGTAATCAAGAAGAAGCAACTATTTTTTATGAGTCTTACAAAGGTTTAAAAGAAAAAAATAACTTAGAGGCAGCTAATGATTTAGTGAATCAAGGAGAACAACTTATACACCGACATGGTGTAGAACATATACCTTATGAAGGTAATAATCCTACTGCTGAAGAATATTATCGAGGACGTTATTTGTTTAACCCTCCTACATTTAATGAAGGTAAAACAAGAATTGCTGGAGGTTTAAGACCTAGTTAGGGTGATTAGGGTGAGAATTTCCCATAAATATTCCAATTAAAGCCAAAGTAACACCAACAATTAACATCACAGTAATAAATTGCATAACACTTTTTAAGTCCTGCTAAGTATAGACAAGAAAAAAGCGAGCCACAAGGACCCGCTCAATTCTCTTAAGAGTAAGAAATATTACTCGTCGTTACCACCTACTTGTGATGCAAAGTCAATGAAGCCTTGAACATCATTCCAAGATACAGCAGCAGCAGGACGTAGATAGTTCACACGACATACGATGTATGCAGCGCGACCAGCGTCAGAATCGTCTTGGCTGATATAAACACCATCACCAGTCACAGTTGTGTTGGCAGTAGCGTTCAAGTTGTAAACCTTGAAAGTAGTGTCAGAAGTTGCCTGATACATCATTGCATCCGCAAAGTTAGCTTGCGTATATGAAGTACCGATCACTCTGAGGAAAGGTAGGTTTCCATCTGTTGTGTCAGATGTACCTTGAGCAATTCCAGCTGCGCCAATAGAAAGACTTGCAGAAGCTGCTTTCAATCCATTAACAGGAGCTGTAGGAATACCCAAAGGAGCACCACCATTGTCAGGTCCTAGTAAAAGAGCCTCAGTGTTGGTACCTAGTAGATCAGCAGTTACAGGAGCTGCAGGAAAACCTGCTCTGTCCTGTGCAGCAGATGGGACATCTTGTGCAACAGCAATAGAAGCACCATAGATATAAGCAGGACGAGAAGCGTCAGCTTGTACTACGAGGCTTGTACGATCATTACGTACACGATCACCTACACGGCGATCAGGAGAAGGAACTGTTAAGTCGAAGCTCTTGTATGAAGCTTTAGCAGCAGAAAGGTTAGATACCTTTGCGTAGCCGATAAGTTCAAATGCCTCAACCCCAGGCCATCCAAATACACCTTCATCGTTGTATGAGGATAGACGATTAATCTGGTTACCTGGCTGAAGAATAGCTCCAGCAGAAGATTTGTAAGTTGCCATTAGTTATACCTCCTTACTCCGCTACTGTGAAGGCTGTTGTGATGAAGTCCTTGTTCAAGTTTGCGAAACCAGCATAGAGTTGCCATATGAGAATGATAAATCTACTGAAATCGTCGTTGTTGTTAATCAACACTTGAGCATTAGGTCCACCAATACCTACACCTATAGCCTGTGGTCCAAAGAATAGACCTGCAGGAGTTGTTTTGGAACCTGCGCCATTACCATCACCGATATCAGCGGTAATAGATTTAGCAGGGAAATTGGTTGATTCAAAGAATCTTACTCCCTCGAAGACAAACCCGGATGGCATCGTTGGCTCTCCAGCTACGAACTGTGCTTGGCCGAATTGACCACCACCGTAGATAGCTTGGTTAGGTTGTCCAGCACCCATAAGAGGAGAACCTTGTCCAGGCATTCCAGGGTAACGAGCAACTTCACGGAAGCCTTGATCTGCACGTAGATCCTTCATGAATGAAGGGTCAGCGATACATCTGTAGTAACCGTCTTCAAAGACAGGTACGTGACGCTTACGTAAACTCTTTACAACTTCTAAAAGGTCAGTTTTTACGTTGAACTTAAAGCGCTCAGAAGCATATTCTGTAGCTGTGTAAGCAGTAAGAGTAGTTGAGTTTGTTTTTGCTTTTCCGTTTGGATAGTAATATCCACCTTGTGAATCTGAAGATTGACCACGAGACTCACTCTTGAATAGTTCGTCAATGAAGACTCTATCTCTCCATCTTCTGTAGTCATCTAAAAGCGTAAGACTACCGATTGACTGATGGAACATATTAAGGTTCCCAGTATCGAGCAGAAGTCGCTGTGCTGTCATCAACGTCTCACGAGCAATTTTGAAAGTGCTAGGGAGGTTTGTGTTGTTTGGATCAGCTGGTCCTGTGTACTCACGAAGAGATACAAGAACCTTGTCCTTGACAATAGATCTGCTGTTTGCTGTACCTATGGTTTGATCCTGAGTACGCTCACGGCTAGTCTTAGTGCCAGGATTGCCAAAAAATCTGTAGCGGTCAAGTTGTACAGTCTGACCAGGCTGCTTAGTAAAGTCATGAACAACTACTGGTTCAGCAGCCATTTCAACTATATAAGCTGGATGGGGACGATACAATTCCGCTCCAAGAAGTTTGGGGAAATCGTTATCTATAAACATTAGACGTTTTGGTTGTTACAGCACAGGGCTGTTGATACCTGAGGAATGAATCCTCTAGAACTGGAAAATAAATTCCATTATAAGAATTATAACAAGACTTAATAAACTAGATTATATAAGTTTGACATATATTTAAACTTGGTTAGTTGAAGAATACATAGTAGGAGGCATATAACCATCAGGTTTTCCTAATGCTCCCATCTGTAGTCCAGTTGGTTGTAAAGCAGGACCTTTCTCTTGTCCCTTTTTACTTTTATGTCCTTCAGCTGCGTCTACGGCTTGTTGTGCTTTAGCTACGTTCATTGTTTTTAAAGAAAAAAAAGGGGGCAGGATTACCTACCCCTTATTTAATAAATTGGAATTATTCCATTACAAGGAGCTTCTGACGGAACACCTCAGGATTTTGCTGGGCAGCATTTAAATACCTCCATGCATTTTGAGGATCTCTATCAGCAGCATTACCGAAGTTATTCCAGAAATCACCTGGAGTAGCTGCAGCTTGAGGCTGTGGAGGAACAGGCATCTCAGGACGTTGTGGAGCAGCAGCAGGAGCTTGTGCTTGTGTCTGAGGAGCTTGTGCTTGTGTTTGAGGAGCTTGTGTCTGGAACTGTTGTCCTACTGTTTGACCAGCTGTTGCAGGAGCTGCAGCTTGTTGCTGGTTAACAGGATATGGACCTTCAGGACCAAAGAACTTAGTTGTGTAGTCAGCTAATACATCAGGATCTGTAAGGATCTTTGTATAAGCCTTATGCTCTGCATTTAGCTCTTTTAAAAGACTAACGCCTTGCTTTAACTGTGCGTCAGTTTGTACTAATGAATCTTCTATCTTGCATGCGTAGTCGTTAAGGATTTCTGGAGCGTTAGCACCGAAATGATCAATTACCTGAAGACTTGCTTCGCTTACTCCGCTTGCCGCTAGTTGCTCCTGCGTTATCCCCGTAGATGTTTGGGAAGAGTCGTTGGAGTAAACCTGGTTGTTGTTGATCCCAGGCATAGAGGTCGGCTGAACCGGGTTGCTGTATTGGGTTGTTTGTTGGGAAGCGTAGTTGGCCTGGCCTGCTGCTGGATTCTGAGTCGATTGTTGACCCTGGAACGGGAACTGGACTGGTGAACTCAGGAGCCCGACCACCTTGTTGAATGCCTCCTTGTATGGACTCTCCTGTTGTTGGGGAGCCTGATATTCCTGGTAACTTGACGGAGTAGGGCTGTATTGGGGAGTCGTTACGCCCATCTGCGCTTGCACTGCTGGTGCTGGTGCCGCCATCGGCTGGGAGCCTGCCACCCATTGGGGAGACGTTGCCACTGCTGGTGCCTGCGCTGCTGACTGAGCCGCTGGAGCCACGTAGCTGGTCGGCTGGGTCTGGGATACTTGGGGTGCCGATTGGGTCGGCGCTACGGTAGCGTCCTGCATAAGTTAATTCCTTCTGAAGTTGCTCTAGTGTTTTATATAAAAAGGGAGTGAGATCTAATCTCGGATCTGCAGCCATCGGTAAATTCGGTTGCTGCGGATGTGGCGTTCTCATTTCTTGATTAGCTAAATCAATGAAAGCGGAGAAAGCTCTTTGTACCTCTCCTACCATTCTAAACGGATAACCAGATAACATAGTTGCTATCTCGTCGTCAGTTTTGGAAGGAAATAGGTACTTCAGTGCTTCTATGCTATCAACGCCTAATTCTTGGAGGTTTCGTGTAAAGATAGATTGGTTTAATTTATCTTGTGCTGTATCTTCATAAACAGGTCCCATCCATCGCCATAAAATACTTCTATCACCATCAGGAGCAAGACCTACAACACCATCGGGAATCTCTCCTGTTTCAAGCGCT